CTCAACAAGCATGTGATTGAGTTGGAGGAGAACGAATGAAGGATACTCCAACCGATCGTGCTACAATCAACCAACTCAGCGTAGATGAACTGGACGACATGCTCACAGCCATACGAGCACGTCGTCTTGAGCGCGTTCAGAGACTAGAAGCCATAGCCAAAGTCAAAGCAGACGACGCACAACTTGTAGACTACATGCGTTTCGAGAAAGCCTACGCCGTCGCGAAACGTCAAGTGGACAAGTGCATTGAGATGGAGAAGAAAGCTGAAGAACTTATCCACAAACTGCGCTTGCGCGTATTCGAACTACAACACTAGGAACCAAGCCATGCAAGACAATGATAAGATCAGTGTCGTACGGCGTTGGATATCAAACCAGCGTGTAGACATAGCCAACCAGATAGCAGCACTACGCGGTAAGCTATCCATGCTAGACCAGATGGAGAAGGAACTAGGTAAGGAGTTAAGCCTGCCCCCGCCACCACCGCGTGAATACAAGCCAGCAAAGAGAAGCAGGGTGCAAGACCAAGCCATACTTGCACTAAAAGCAGCAGGCAAGAAGGGTTTGACATCCAGAGAACTTGCAGAAGTTGCACAGATACCATTTGGTAGTGCATCTAGTCGATTGACGCTGATGTTACGGGAAGGATTAGTTAATCGAGACAGAAGTAAATACTTCGTAGTGCACAGCACACAGGAGGATAACAACGCAGATGCCTAATCAATACAGCAGCTATACAGCAGAAGAACGGAGAGCATTAGCAACCGAACACAAGATAATTGTCGATGAAGCTACTTAGGCACGTTTGAAACACTCACCGCAGCAGAGGAGGCACGGGATCAATGGCTGTCAAGGCAAGAGACTTAAGAGCAAACATAAAAGAACTGGGCTTTGAAAAAGGGGTTGCTGTTACACTTGAGCTTGCACTTGAGGACTTGAGTGCATTGCGCAGCAACCTGCGTGATGCAGCCGACACGATGCAACTCATGTCTGATAACCTTGAAAAGTTCCTCAAGATCAGTACGGAACTGAATACGCAGTTAGAGATGATCCGTCGTAGACAACAACAGGATGAACCAGATGCCAGTTAGGTATACACCAGAACAACGCTACCAACGGGCCAAGTCCCTTGGTATTCTAGTAGATGAAGAAGATGAGTGGCTTCTATCTACATACACGTGGCGTATATCAACAGGCGGATACGTCAGCACCATGATGCACTGGCCAACATTCCAGAAGGATGTCTATCTGCACCATGCAATAATGGGTATGCCTTGGGCTACTACAGATTGTATTGACCACATCAGCCGTAACAAACTGGATGACAGAAGAAGCAACCTACGTTGGGCGACATACACAGAGAACAAACTGAACAGTAACAGGAGTGATAATGCAGTAGGAGCGTATCTTAAACCGAATGGAAAGTACCAAACGGTGGTAGTAAGAGACAACGTGAAGCATGAGCTGGGCACATACGATACAATCGAGGAGGCCACACATGTCCGCAACACCTGGCTCGCAGAGAACGGCAAACTTCCGCATAGCAACGCAGGCTGATGCCCATCTTGAAACCTACGATCACACGAAGCTTAGTGCTATAAATACCTGCGTAACTTGGGGTATCTTACGATATCAAATGCATAAAAAGATGCCATCCAGTGGCAGAGCCATGGCGTTGGAGGCTGGCAGTGCAATGCATGAGTGCTTTGCCTTCGTGCGTTTGGTCGCACTCATGCAACAGTATGAGAGCCGACCAGAGTTCCAGGAGAAGCTATGGAAGCATCATGGCATGCGCTTGTTTGGTGAAGAACGTCTAGGGTTCATCGATCAGACCATCGAGCAGTGCACTGATGTTATCGACGTAGCTAAGACAGGTTCACTGGCAGTGCTTGAGACGAGTGGGTTCTTCGATGATCCACGAGACAAGCGCCGCACACTGTCTAACATGGAAGAATGCATCTACGCATACGTGAACCGCTGGCGTTGGGATCATCCCGTATGGATACGCAACAAGGATGATCCAACCAGTGACGTTGGGATCGAGATACCGTTCGATCTTGTCGTAGATATCGGAGAGGTGTGCTTCCGCCTAACCGGTAGGATAGATGGCATCCACTACAACACACGAGGAGAGTTATGCATCCATGATAACAAGACGGCAAGCAGACTGGGTGATGCGTGGTCACAGTCTTTCATGCTCAGTCACCAGATTACTGGATACTGTGTGGCTGCGTCTGCATTCAGCCGTGAGCCAATACATCGTGCTGAGATACTTGGTCTGGCTATTCCTCTACCTCGTACTTATGACTTCGGTGGCTATGTGCGAGAGGTAGTGACACGACAGAACTACCACTACACCAGATGGATAGCATGGCTGGTGCACACGATAGGACTGGCACGTCAGTATAAGGACAACCCATACGATGCACCGAAGTATACACACTCATGCAACCGCTACTTCAGACCATGTAGCATGATACCATTCTGCGATGCTGATGACGCTGAGCAGCACAGGATCGTTGCTGAGATGGAGTACGAGGAGTGGTCGCCACTGGACAAACCCATACTGGATGGTGTGGGGAACGAGTGAGCTAACCTACTACATGTAGTGGGTTGACGCGACCAAGTAATGGTCTAGCCTATACACGCAACAAGGAGAACAACCATGCCTGACGAGATAGAGTTCAAGCGCACAGTTGCTAACATCAAGGTGTTGACTGAGTCAGTGGAGATCACTGAAGTCAAACACGCCATGCAGGCCATGCTGCATCTAATTATCATGCTTGATGAACGCATCGATGAGATGCAGGAGAGTGAGGATGAATGACACGCCGCTGATGGCAGGCACACATGTCATCAGTGCACCGACAGTCTCAGACATGCAACTTAGCATGTTGATTTGGGGAGACAGTGGAAGTGGTAAGACTACTCTTGCAGCTACTGCACCAGGAAACAAACTGTTTGTTATGCTTGATCCTGGTGGTGAGTTGTCTCTTGCTGGTCGTAACGATATTGGTGTGCTTAACTTATCCACCGAGCGTCCTGCGACTATGATGGCGCAGTTCAACACTGCTGATCCATTTGGTATCGGTAAGCTGCTCGCATCACGACCTGACTTCGAGACTGTGGTTGTGGATAGCATGACTACGCTTGCGTATGCAGCGTTGCAGAACAGTGTGGTGATCAACAAGTCCAGCATCGAGCGACCAGGGATACATGGTTACACGTATCGCAACGCCAGTGTACTACGTGCAACCATTGCCATGATGCGTCTGTGTGCAGAACACAAGCGTAACCTGATCCTGATCACACATGAGGGCAACGCAGACCGCAATGATGAGGGCGTTGTGCTCAGTGTGACACTGGCATTGAGTGATGGCGTAGCCAACCAAGTCGGACTTAGGTTCAATGAAATCTGGTGGATGGCTGATCTAGGAACAGAACGACGGATCGCCATTCGTCCGTGCAGACTACGTAAGCCGATGAAGTCTCGCTTGTTTCAGTCAGACAAGCCAGAGTTCATCTGGTATTACGATGCAGATAACCAAGTCGGTGAAGGCATAGCCGACTGGTATCATGCGTGGCAGGCTGGTAACGGCAAGAAGCTAGCATTGCCATCGCGTGCTGTCGCAACCACTAGCAAGGGAGGAGATAAAAAGTAGCCCGCCTCGACACGGAGCGAGACGGGCCAGAGTTGGGGGGTAGTCAATCCAATCCCCCAGAGCATACACCATTCCTCATGGAGAACAAGTGAAATGTCTGAGAGCATCCTTACCTTTTCCGAAGACATAACGAATGCGCCTCCCCCTCCACTGCTGCCGGTAGGCCCTTACCCAGCAGAGATCATTGGTGCGGTGAAGAAAAACGCACCGACCACGGGTCGTGACTATGCACAGATCACGTTCCGTATCAATGCGGAAAGCTATCCTGCTGACTTTGTGGATGGCGATCCTGACGGACTGATCTTGTACTACAACTTCCTCCAGCTTGCGGATACGCCACAGAACCGTCATCGCTGGCGCGTGTTCCTTGAACGGTGCGGCGGTCCCATGGGACGCAACATCGACCTCAACGCGCTGATCGGTTTGACAGCAACTGTTGAGATTAGTCACAGTGAATGGAACGAAGAGATGCGAGCACAGATTACTCGCGTTCTCGCACCGTAATCGTATGAATATGCGGCCACATGGGTTGCGCTGTGTGGCTGCATGTCATATACTTGTTGAGTTACCAAACCATGAAAACCAGGAGATGACACATGGCTAATCGACCACAGGTTGTAGGAGAAGAGAACATCAGTGGTGCTGATACATCGGCTGCGCCTACAAGGCGTAAGCGCACACGTAGTGCAAGCGTGGCGAAGCCTGCCTTCTTTGTCTTGCAGATGCTTGATGAGAGTGGTGAGCCTGTTGCGTTCGACAAGAACCGACTACGGCTGGTGCTGGTAGAGCGCAACGCAGAGAAGATCATGGAACTGATGGACAACGCCACGTATCCATACGCATTCTATCTGCGTGGGATCGTGCCGGTGCAACGTCAGGCTGCACCACGGTTGTCTCCCGATACTGAGTAAGCCAATGAACGCGCTACTGTGTGATGCGGTAGCGCGTTTGCTTATCCTGGGTTTGGTATACAAGAAGAGGCAACACCATGGACATCGTGTTCGATGACAAGCAGCAAGAAGCTATCAATGCTTGCTGTGATGTGACTAAACGCATCGTTGCTGTAACTGGTAAGGCAGGCACTGGTAAGACCATGATCATGCGTGAGGTATCAAGACAACTGGTTGATGCAGGCTACACAGTGCAAGCCAGTGCACCTACAGGCAAAGCAGCGAAGCGCATACGCGAGGTCAGCGACCTGGATGCAATGACTAACCATCGCATGCTTGGCTACGGTATGCCTGTGGACCTAGAAGTAGATGACGAGAAGACAGGCGACAAGAAGACGGTTCAGGTTAGCACTGGTCCCAAGTATACACGCCGCTCGCCACTAAGCTACGACACCATACTGTGTGATGAATACGCGATGGTAAACCAAGAGATACATCGTGCCATCATCGATGCACTGAAGAGTGGTGCACGCTTGTGCATGTTCGGTGATGTTAATCAGTTGAAACCCATTGAAGAAGATAGGAGACTCGATGCCCAACCATCCGCCTTCATGGTGGCGCTTGAGAAATTTGGTGGGATTACTCTCGACACTATACACAGACATGATGCAGGATCAGGCATCGCAAGCAACGGTGCCCTCATCTTGCAAGGGAGAATGCCCCGTGCAAGCGATGACTTTACACTCCGCCAGACTGATCAGCCTGTCCGTGCAGTGCAAGAGTTTGTCGAGTTGTCCCTACAAGACGGACATGACTATAGTGACAACGATCATCAAATCATCACGTGTATGAACAAGTCCTGGATCGGGACACAGAAGTTGAATCTCGTGCTACAGGCTATGTTCTGGG